GATATTTTACCTAGAATGGAATCTCACCAAGTATTATTTCCAAAAGATGCTTCTTGGTTAGGAGCTTTAGAAAAAGAGCTATTAACTTTTTCTGCTAAGAAAGGTGCAAATAAAAAAGATCAGGTTTATACGTTAACTTATGCAATAAAAGATTTACTTTTTGATCCAGCTGATCAAAGATTAAAGCCTATGAATTATTCAGCTTTATTAAAAGAAACTTCAATTTTAAATAGACTATGACAAAGAAAAAATTAGTTAAAACTAATAACAATAAAACTTTACAATCAACAAATCATGATGGATATATTGATATTGCTAAAAAATTAGGAACTAAAACATCAGGTAATAATGGTTTTTCATTAACTTTAGCAGATGACAACTTATTTGCCGCATTGTATGTAGGAAATGGCCTTGTTAAAAAATATATCGACTTATTAGCAGATGATATGACAAGACAATGGATAACTATACCAGAGGATACTGAAGCAAATATTCTTAATTATATGAAAAATCTTAAAACAAAATTTGAGATTAAAAAAGCTATAAAAGCAACAAAATTATTCGGAGGGGCTATTATATTTATGGTAATAGAAGACGGTTTAGAGCCTAATCAACCCGTGGATGTTAATAATATCAATTCAATTAAAAAATTAAAGTTTTTTAGTAGGAAAAATGTAGTAATTGATCAAACTAACTATTACGATGATCCTTTATCAGAAAAATATGGAGAGCCTGAATACTTTACTATTTATTCTGAAGGTGCAATCCCAAAAGTTGTTCATGAGTCAAGATGTTTAGTTTTTACAGGTGAATATTATCCTGCGGACGAACTAGGTCTACAACCAAACCACGAAAAGTTCTGGGGCATATCAATTTTACAATCTTTACATGAAATATTTGAAAATTATGGCCTTTCATTAGAAGCTTTACTTAAAGTATTCCAAAAATTCAACATTGATACTTTAAAAATAAAAAATTTAATGCAGTTATTAGCAAATCCTGATGGCCAAAAACAATTAGAAGCAAGGGCACAGATATTTGACTTAGCTAAATCTGTTTCGACTACATTAGTATTAGACTCAGAAGAAGATTTTGATGTTGTTTCGCAATCTTTAACAGGAGGCGTTTCAGAAGCATTTGCTAAAATTCAAGAAACTGTAGCGGCTATGGCAGGTATTCCTACAAATATTTTAATGGGAACAACTTCAAAAGGCTTAAATACAAATAAAGATCAAGAAACAAGGCTTTATTATGATAGAATCAAATCGGATCAAGAAGAAGAAATGTTAACTCAATTAGAGTATTTAACAAAATTAATTTCTTATTCTAAAGATTCTAAATTAGATCAAAATAAAGAGTATTCAATAGTATTTAATTCTTTATGGCAACAAACTGATGAAGAAAAAGTCGAAATGAGAAAAAAACAAGCTGAGACCGATCAAATCTATATCGCTAACGGGGTATATAATCCAAATGAAGTTAGAGAATCTAGATTTGGCAATGGTAATTATTCTATTGAAACTGAAATAAAAGAAAAAATTGATTTAGAAAGTTTCAATGGTAATAACAATCAAAATAACGAATAAACTATGAAAATATTTATATCTCAACCGATGAACGGTAAATGTGACCTTGAAATTCGTGAAGCTAAAAAATCAGCTTTATATAAGTTTAATAAATATCTTGAACATGAATATAATAAAATTAATGAAGGAAAAACTAAAGGTCTTCAAGAAGTTCCTGTTGTAGAAGTTATTAATACATTTTTTGATAATTATAATGGAAATGCTATGCAATTTTTAGGTAAAAGTATATCTGAAGGATTAGCTTTAGCAGATATAGCTATATTTTTACCAGGATGGTCTAATGCTAGAGGATGTAAAATTGAACATGATATTGCTATAGCTTATGGTGTTAAAACTTTTTATATAAATGCTTAATATGATCCAACTAATATATAATAAAGATAAAACTCAAGTTTACTTGACTGAACTAGAAAATGAAATAATTATAGATATTAATGAACATTGTATGCATAATGATGTAGATTCTAGAATTATTTTTAAAGGATGTTTAATGTATGAGTATTGTAAAAACTTCTTAAAAACTAATTTTTCTATTGATTTATATGATTTTATTAAAGACTAATAAAATGTTTACTTTTATTTTAACATGTATAATATAAATAGAATTATGAAAATATTTACAATTATAATTCTTTTGTTTACAATTTCATGCGCAGGTATGGGAGACTTTGCTTATAAAGTAGATTTTCAACAAAGGTTGAAAGATTATACTTTTGATTCTGATTTAGCTTTGAGAAAAGTTAAAAAGGATGATATGGAATTTGAAGATGAAAAAGAAGTTAAAATTATAAGGATAGAAACTATAAAAGAGCTTCCTGGCACTTTAGCTATGATGTCAGTTGAATTAGATGGTTATGCAATAACGCATTATGTTAATTTTTCAACTGATGAAGAGTTTTTTGTTTACGAGGATATTTTAAAAGAATATGCTAAATCAAAAGAATCTAATGTTTTAGTTTATATTGTTGCCAATGATGTTTTAAGATATCATCTTTATGCAGACTACGAAACACTAGAAATTGTAAAAAGAAAAGGATATAAATTATTTCAAGCTTTTTTATTTTCAAGAGTTGAACTTGATAAGAAAATTAAAATTAATAGTAATTGATGCCTAATAACAATAATTCGACAAACGATATTAAGAAAAATAATATTGATGTTGTAGAAGCAATCAGATATGATAATTTTAACTTAGATGAAGTTAAATTAACAAAAACACCTGAAGGCTATTTAGAAGGATATGCTATAGCCACTAGAACAGGTGTATTTAATTATATGAAAGCTGATGGTTCTGTTCAAAGAGAACTTAGACTTGCTGACGAAGTCTTTAAAGATGATGCAATAAACTCATTCAAATTACTTCCTATTACTGACGATCATCCACAAGAAGAGGTTAATGCTGATAATGCTAAAAAATTAGCAGTTGGATTTACTGGTGAAGATATAAAACGTCAAGATAGTTATTTATTAACTAAATTAAAAATAACTGATAAAAAAGTAATAGATGCAATAAACTCTGGTAAACGAGGTCTTTCTTATGGATATAAAGTTAATCTTGTTAAGAAAGACGGTGTTCACAACGGAGAAAAATATGATTATGTTCAAACGAACATAAAAGGGAATCATCTGGCCATTGTTTATCAAGGTCGAGCTGGCGATAAAGCTAGGTTGAGACTTGATGGGCAGGAAGCCATTTGTGTTTTTAATAACTTCAATAATAATGATCTAAGTATGAAAAAAATAAGATTAGACGGTAAAGATTATGAAGTTTCAGAGGAAGTCTTTTCAAGACTTGATACTCTTGAAACAGACAATTCTAACCTTAAAAACACTGAAAAAGATTTACAAAATAAAGTAGATTCTTTGGAAGGCGAAAGAGACGCTTTAAAAGCTAAAGTTGATGAATTATCTAATAAAGATGATTCAGAAGAAATTGCTGTTAAAGTTAAACAAAGAATTTCTTTGGAAAAGAAAGCTTCTGAATTTTTAAAAGAAGATGAGGATCTTTCTGGTTTATCTGATAAAGATATTAAAACCAAAGTTATTGTTGCTTTTTCACCAGAATTTAAAGTTGATGAAAAAAGTGATGAATACATCAATGCTCGTTTTGATGCTGTGATTGACATTAAAAAAGATGTTAACCTTGGCAAAAATATGAAAATTGCTGGTTCCAAAAAAGATTCTGAGGATTCTGAAGTTGCTCTTAGCAATGAAGATTTACAAAGAAACTTACTTAAACGTTCTAATAATTCTAAATAATAAATATTATGCCTATTACTAAATATCAAAATTATCTAGACGTTGGCCAAAAAGGTCAAGTAGCTACTTTAGAAGATAGTAATATCAAAACAAGAAATGCTGAACAAGCAATCGAATTTGGTAGAGCTGTTGTTAAAGGAATTACTCCTGGTGTTGACGTTAAGAATATATTCAAATCAAAAGCTTCTTTAACTTTTGATGCTGACTTTGTTACTGGAAACACAATTGACTTAAATGTTAATGGTGTTGCTATATCTCAAGTTACTTTTGCAACTTCACACGCTGCAACTTTTGCTGCTGTAATTGCTGCAATTGATGCTTTAACTGGAATTAGCGCTGTTGCAGGAACAGGACGTGAAATATTAATCACTGTCGATAATGCTGCTTCAAATATCACTATTTCTGATGTAGTTGTTGCAGGTGGTGCTTCTCAAGCAGGTTCAACTACTGTTTACAGTTCAGTTGATACTTTTGAAGGTATTGCTGCTCTTAGACATGGTCAACCAACAACAATCGGAGGCGATGACAAATACCAAATAAATGACGCTGTTAATGTTCTAACTAAAGGTGTTATTTTTGTTGAGGTTGTTGCTACTGTTGCTTATGGTGATTCAGTTTACGTTTATAATGATAAATCAAACGAATCTAACCAAGGTCAATTTACAAATGCTTCTTCTGGAAACCTTGCTGTTTCTAGTGCGAAATTTGTAAGTGCTGCTACTGGAACTACTGGTTCTCCTGCTTTAGCAAAAGTAGAAATTAACCAACCGTAATTAATAACTTTAAATTAGAATAATATTATGCCTATTCAAAAATTTAAACTAGACAACGGAGAGGAAATTAAGATTGATACGTCTTCTCCTGAGTTTATGTCTTACGAGAATGCCGCTAAACAAGTGGGTCTTGTTAAAAATGACGAAGCTTTCTTTTTTGCTAGAAACCTTGAGTTCGTTCGTCAAAAAATCTTTATGCCAACTTATGCTGAGTTGAAATTATTAAATGGTGGATTATTACCAATTAATACTTCAATTCCAGAAGGTGCTGAAGAAGATACTTATGATGTTCTTGATTCAACTGGTGAAGCAGATATTATCACAGATTTTGGTGATGATATTAAAACAATCGAAGTTTTCGGTAACGAGTATACTAACAAAATTAAAT